ATTTGGTAAAAAGATCTTTGATAAAATCATGGATTCTATGCAGCCTGAATTTGCTGATGAAAAAGCAGTTAATCCTTTTGACTTTTGGGAAGGCGCTGAGTTCAAACTTAAAATCAGAAATGTTGAAGGTTATAGAAATTATGATAAGTCTGAGTTTGGTACTCCATCAACTTTATATGATGGTGATGATACGAAACTAGAAGCTGTTTACAATCAACTTCATAATCTATCAGAGTTTTCTGATCCAAAAAACTATAAAACTTACGATGAACTCAAGTTAAAATTAGCTAAGGTTCTTGGTGAAGATGTAGTTAATTCTGGTGCACCAACAATGGCGCAAACTGCTCAAATGAATGAGCCTGCTCCTGCACCAATTACTCCTACTACAGCAGAAGATATCCCATCAGAAGATGATGACACTATGTCTTACTTTGCGAGATTAGCTAATGAAGACTAAAATGGTTATTCATGAATTTTTATCAGAGGACAATACCCGACAGGGTATTGTCTTTCGGTATAAAGATGATCCCGCATGGTATGTTGATTGCTATGAGCATGGACATTTATCACAAACTCGAAAGATGGAAACTGATGGTGTTCTTCACAGTGAGCAATATGCAGAAGATTGTGCAGAAAATTGGGTATTTAAAATCTTTTAATCATCATGCAAACTGCTTAGAAAGATACGGGTCGAATCGATCAAAAGCAGAAGTCTGCTGCATAACTAATCCTTGATTTTGATACAATGTATCACCTGTTCTTGAAGACTGATCAAGTATCTGCATATTTGGCGGACCAAAACTTTTAAATCCAGAATTTTCTACTGCAGTTCCAGTTGTGCTTGGTTGTGGAATTACCGGATCTTTCCCAGTTAATGGATCAAGTCCAGCAAATTTATATATTGCCTCAGGGAATGGATTAAGATCTTTAACACCACCACCAAACTTACCTAAAGGGCCAAGATCTACGGATGGAAAAGTAATCTTAAACATATCAGGATTTGGTAAAATTGCACGAAGTATTTTTTTCATAAAATCTAATGGTAAATTTTTAAAAGCAGATATCATCGGAGCAAACGCTTCTCTTGGATCTGAAAACGCTAGTTTAAAGAAATTTTTAACAGCTTCAAAAGCTGGATCAACTAAGTCAGTTAAACTAAATTCTCTTAGTGTATTTGCAAATGATTTAAATCCAAGTTTTTCTGCAATAAACGCTGGAAGGTCTACAAAAATTAAATCAACAGCGTCAGTAATTCCTTTAATTACTCCTTTAATACCGCCTTCAATACCTTTTGTTAACTTATCTGTAAATTCACCTTCTTTTTCAGATCTAAATCCTTTCACAAATCCGACGAAAAAATCGATAACTGAAAGTAAAATTTGGACAAACGGTCTTGCTACAAGTTTTACAAATCCTATAAAAGGTTTCAATAAAGGACTTAAAACATTTGCAACATTTTTCAGAAAATCAACAATTGGTGTAAGTACACCTTTTGCGGCTTCAACTATTCCTCCGATTCCTTTTATAACCGGAGAAAGAAATTTACGAATCCCTCTAAAAAAATTACCAACTGGTTTGAAAAAATTTGATATTGCTGTTTTGACTCTTGCTACATCTTTCGCAATATCTCCAAAACCTACTACTGCAAAGGTTTTTAAAGCTTTTAAAATACTATCAGGCAAAGCTAAGAACGCAGCTTTGATAGCTCCGGGAAGTTTAGCTAAAGGTTTAAATACTTCTAATATAGTGCCTGGTATTCGAGTAATAGTTTTAATTACATTAAGAAATCCTATTCTAAAACTATTAAGAATTTTTCCAATTGCTACTGCTCTTATCGCATCGTCAAGTCCTGTAAAACTTGCAGCGGTAGCGATTAATGTTGCGCTAAGAGCTGACAAGGCTGGAGCTAAACCGCCTAAACCAAGGAAAGCAAGATTAAATCCACCGCCGCCACCAGACCCGGCTACAGCCGCAGCTTGTCGAGGAGCCGGCTGTGATTTTTTTTCACGTAAAGTTTCAAGTAGGTCTAACTTATCAATCCTCATCCCTTTGATTAGTTCGCCTATTCTACCGCTTAAACCAGTTACTTGATCAGTAGTCTCATCTTGAGCCTCTTTATTTTCTTGCAACTGTTCTACGACTTTTTTAAGACTGGCCATTTTGCTTTGCCCTCATTTCTTCTTCCTTTAAATGTTGCATTAACATAGCAACATAAACTTCTCTCTCCCATGGAATCATGTTTTCTATCTCAGCCAACGAATAATTAAATCTATGAATCATCTGGAAATTAAGTTTGTAGTAGTTTTCCAGCGAATCGTGGCTGAGAGCTATGATAAAAAACTTTCCAGACCCTCCACTGTTATTTTATTATCATGATTACAATGCGAACACTTAAATTCTATGTCATGTTTAAGACGCGGCATTGCGTCCATAAATTCTTTTATTTTATTAAACTGTGCTTGTGTCATTGACTCAATAAATTCTTCAATTTCTGACAAAGGAACTTCACTAGCGTTAATTCTTTCTTCCGCTGTGTTAATTGACTTAAAACATTTGGCCATTACTTGAAAGAGACTTTCAGTGTCTTGATTGTCAACATCAATGTCTGCAAGAGATGCGTAAGTTGGCCAATCAATGTCAACTGATATATCGTCTGTTAACTGTATTGTTTTTTCGAGCTTAGGTACATTAATTTTCATTTGATCAATTGGTACTACTATCTCAGTTGTTTCATTACATTCTGAGCATTTCATTCCAATTTTTGTTGTTTCTCCTACGGACTTACTTCGAATGTTTAAAAACATATGTTCAACGTCAAATGTAGGAAGTTGTTCTACAATAATTTCTCCATCTATGCAAGTTTTAAGAGTTCCGAGCAATGTATTAATAATCGTTTTAGTGTCTTTACTTTCCATTGCTATCATTAAACTCTTTTCTTCTTTTACAAGAAAAGGTCTGTATCTAACCTTTTTACCAGTCGATGGAATTATCATTTCATATCTAAGAGTTGTATCTTGTAGTTTAGGGAGTGCCATTATTTACCTCTAAAAATTAAGTGAGAAAGACAATTGTCCAGCTGGTACTCTCTTCCAGTTTGTATAAGACAATTGTACAGTTGTTTCAATAAACCCGTCTTGTTCATTGTTATATTCAGCTCCTACCATTGTAGTAGGAAACGCGTTAACTAACTCAACTGAGTAAGTTGATATCATTACAGTTGCCGGTATTAAATTTGAAATGCTAAATCCAGCAATTGGAACCGGCTGAGCCAATTGATGAATCAAAACTCTTTTTTCATAGTCTTTTTTATATGCTGCAGTTTGAGAATCTTCATTAATAGTAAGACTTCTCCATGTATCAAAATACCTACGAATCGGTAAAGTTGAAGTTTCTAGAAAGGTCAATGTAACATCGTCGACAGCATAACCGTACGCAACTTTTTGTGATTCCATACCAATTCTTCTGTCATGAGTTAGAACTTGCTTACCGGGAATCTGAGCTGAACGGCATAAAATATTCATGTTTCTTTGACCTAGAAAATCAAGACCAGCTGCAGCCAATCCGCCGAGCGTACCACCTAAAGGCGGAATGCCAAAACCTAAAGATGGAAGAGTTACAAGAAACTGATTATTTCGAGCTAGTCCGCCACCAAACGTAATTGAACTTTTAATTTCTGATATACTAGCCATTAGCTGCCCTTAGTTTTTTTCTAGAATCTCGATAAACTGCATTAGGACTTGCTTTATTCCAATCAGCAGCTGGAAGAAATGTTGCTATCTCCCATTCTGGTTTTTCAACTAAAGCAAATCGACTACGAACGTGACTAAACAAATAATGTTTCATTGCAGGATCTATATATTTCATAGGTATTTTACCGTTGCCGCTTAACACTACATCAAGCAATCGAGCTCTTACAGTTGGCGGTAAGTAGTGAAGATTTAAACCCATGAATCCACCTTTTGCAGGTCCCATCATAATGATTAACGGAAACCCATCATAATATGGTAGTATCTCTTTATGTTTAGGATCATAGAAAAACATATACATATTTCCAACTGGACCAGTTTGAGTAACTGGTTTTTGTTTTAACTCCAAAGCTGGATCATCCATAAGATTTTTACGATTCATAGTAAATCGACCACGAAACATTTCTCGTGCTTTGTTTGAAAACCAACGTATAGATTCTTTTGTCCGTGGTGTAACACCAGCACGGAATGCCTGAATCTCTAAATCTCTAAATAAACTTTCGCCTGCCATACGTGTATTTATAACTATTTTTTGCGTTTTTTATATGGTTTAAGTGGCTTTAGTTTTCCCGGTACTTTTTTTAAAGGTTTCTCCATAATACCCATTGATTGTAATGTTTGTTC